AGTTTTTCTGGTTCATTATTTTTATTTAATCCATCAAGCACAACATTTGTAAAACATTTTTTAAGTTTTATGGATGGAACTCATACAGTTGATTATCAAAATAATTACTTTTCTGCAGGATATGGAAATACGACGTCAGCCATAAACGCAGTACAATTTTCAATGAGTTCAGGAAACATAGACGCTGGCGACATTTGTCTTTACGGAATTACAGCATGAGTGGAATCATAGCACAAAATGCGTCAAACGCTACAGGATTAATTAAAGCAGCAGCTGCTGGTGGAGCATGGACTTTACTAACTACTTCAACAGCTAGTAGTTCATCCACAATATCTTTTACATCTAATATAAATAGTACATATCCAATTTATTTATTTACTTTTAATAGTTTACATCCTTCAGGAAACGCTGCTGATGGAAATTTAACATTTAATGGTTCAATAGATGCTGGTAGTAATTATAATGTTACAAAACAAACAACTTTTTTTCAAGCTGGACATGCTGAAGATGATAGTGAAACAAGTTTAGGATATGACGCTTCAGAAGATATTGCTCAAGGAACTGGTTTTCAAAATTTATCCTCTGGAGTTAAAAATGATAATGATGCTTGTTTATCAGGCGAACTTTGGCTTTTTAACCCATCATCAACGACTTTTGTAAAACATTTTATAGCAGTAACTCAATATATGCATAGCGATCCAGCTTCAAGAAATTCTTTTATAAGTGGTTATTTTAATGATACAAATGATATTGATGCAATACAATTTAAACCAGGATCAGGAACATTTGACGCAGGAACTATTAAACTCTATGGATTAGGAGATAGTTAATGAGTGGAATTATAGCAGATAATATATCAAGTAATAGTGGACTTATAAAAGCACCATCAGCTGGAGTTTGGGTAAAAATATCAGCAGTTACTGCCAGTGGTTCAGCTACAGTATCTTTTACAAGTGGATTAGATAGTACTTATAGTAAGTATTGTTTTATATTAAATAATATTCATGCCGCTACTGATAATCAATTATTTCATTTTAATGGTAGTAGTGACAGCGGATCAAATTATAATGTAAGAAAGGATACTACATTTTGGAGAGCTTACCATGCCGAAGATGACTCATCCGGCATAGGTTATGATACTGGTGGTGATCTTGCTAATGGAACTGGATTTCAAGTATTAAATGGAGATGGGCTAGGAATAGATAATGATCAAAATACTACTGGTTATTTATGTATATATAATCCTGCATCAACGACTTTTGTAAAACATTTTATGTCTGTTTTTAACAATATGACACCTGATGATTATTTACAAAATACGTACGTAGGAGGTTATTTTAATACCACATCTGTTATAGATGCTATACAATTTAAAATGGCATCAGGAAATATAGATGCAGGAACAATAACCTTATACGGAATTAATTAACAGTTGATAACTAATTAAAAAGGAGATAGGATTAAAAATTATGCCAAGATACCATAATATAAACGGAGTCAATGTACAGTTTACAGCAGAAGAAGAAACTGCTCGTGATACAGAAGAACAAGCATGGGCTGATAACGCTTTAGCTAGAGCATTAGCAAATATGAGATCTAGACGAAATAGACTTTTAGCTGCAACAGATTACTATGCTTTATCTGATGTAACAATGTCAGAAGATATGACAACATATCGTCAAGCTTTAAGAGATTTAACAGATGGTTTGGACACAGTTAATAAAGTAAATAATAAAACTTATCCAACAAAACCATAAGGAATAATAAATGGCAAGTGAAATAAAAGTAGATACAGTATCAGAAAAAACATCGGCAAATGGTGTTACTATTGATGGTGTTAATATTAAAGATAGTAAAATTACAACAGCTAACTCAATAGATAGTGATGTCTATGTGGACGGTTCTATTGACACTGCCCATATAGCAGATGATCAAATTACATTAGCAAAGATGGCTAGTGGAACTGATGGAAATATTATTAGTTATGATGCTTCTGGAAATCCAGTAGCAATAGCAACAGGATCAGACGGACAAGTTTTAACTTCTACTGGAGCAGGATCACCTCCAGCTTTTGAAGCTATTTCAGCTGGAGTAGCTGGAATAACAACTAATTCTTCATCAGGAACAGCACAAACAATTAACTCTGATAATTCTGTAACTTTTCCATTACAACCTCATGTAGTTAGTAGCCAAACCGATCAAAATGATAAAACTGGAGATAATACAGCATACACAATTTTATATGCAGCTATTATAGATGTAACTTCTGATATGAATGAAGGCACTGGAACTTTTACTGCTCCACAAGCTGGAGTTTATCTTGTTAATGCAAGCATTCTTTTTGATGGTGGATTTGATAGTTCACATAGTTATCATAATATTTCTATTGTATCTTCAAATAGAACTTATTCACAATCTTTAGGAACAACAGATGTTCAAGATAGTAATGGTAGAGCAGATATGTTTTCTATTGCTTGCGATATGGATGCAAGTGATACTGTAACTATTACAGTTCAAACTGCTGGTAGTGGTAAAACGCTTGATCTTGGTACAGATGGAAGATTAACAATAACAAAAATAAATTAAAGGAGGATAAATGGCAACACTTACAATAACAGTAAATATTAATGACACAGATCAAAATGTTTTAAATCATGATTTGATGAATATTAATGATTGGGTTCAAGCAGCAGTTGCAGGAAAAATAAATAATTCTTGGAAAAGATTTCAAGCTGAATGGACAGCTAAATTAATGAACGATGATAGTTTTACTGACGCAATACCCAGTAATAAAGCTGATTTTATTGCATTAGTTCTTGCAAGAGCTGATTATAAAAATAGAGCTCAAAGAGGAGACTAATGGCAATAACAACATTAAATTTAAAAGCATAATATTGCCAGGCAGTCTTTTTACCGATATAAAGGTTTTATGCTACAAAAAATTAATATCGCACCAGGATTTAATAAGCAAGTTACCGCTACTGGCGGAGAAGGCCAATGGGTCAGTGGTGACTTTGTAAGATTTCGTTATGGATCTCCGGAGAAAATAGGAGGCTGGTCTCAATTAGGAGATGCAACTCTTACCGGACGAAACACAGCTTTACACCATTTTGTCAGTGCCAGCGGAATCAAGTATGCCGCTTTAGGCACTAACCGATTTTTATACATCTATTCAGGAGGAGCTTTTTATGATATAACTCCTCTTAAAAGCACTACGACTTTAACCAGTGCTTTTACAACAACCAATGGCGATGCAACAGTTACGATCACGTTTGCGAGTGCTCATAATATTAATCAGTATGATATTATACGTTGCGATAATTTTAGCGCTATTACCAATTCTAATTTTAGTTCTAGTGATTTTGATGATACGAATTTCATGGTCACCACCGTTCCAACCACAACAACGATTACAGTCGAAATGGGATCAGCAGAAAGTGGATCGGGAGCTACAACATCCGGAGGAATAAGAGTTAAACATTTTTATTCCATTGGTCCAGCCGTAGAAGCTTCAGCCGCTGGTTGGGGTTTAGGACTTTGGGGTGGTATTAAATTAGGAGTTGGAGAATCAACTTTAGATGGTGCTTTAACTGACGCATCAACAAGTATTGTACTCGACGATTCAGCCTCGTTTCCTGCTACAGGAACCGTGGTGATTGATGACGAGCGTATTGCTTTTACAACCAATACTTCAGGTACAGAAACTTTATCAGGACTTACAAGAGGAGCAGACAACACAACCGCAGCAGCGCACTCAGATGGAGCAACGGTTAAGAATGCATCGGATTATACGAAATGGGGTGCATCACAAACAGGAGATATTGTAACAGCTCCAGGTTTATGGCACTTAGATAATTTTGGAAATAAACTTATAGCAACGATTGTCGATGGTTCATCTTTTGAATGGGATTCAGATGCAGCAGGAGCCACATCAACACGAGCAACGGTTATTAGTGGATGCCCTACAGCAACAAGACAAACTTTAGTATCTACTCCCGATCGACACTTACTAGCTTTTGGTACAGAAACAACAATTGGTACAACATCCACACAAGATGATATGTACATAAGATGGTCCGATCAAGAGTCCTTAACTTCATGGACACCTACCGCAACCAATACTGCTGGTACACAGCGACTTGCTGATGGTACAAGAATTGTTGGAGCTATTAGAGGTCGTGATGCAACTTACATTTGGACCGATACATCTTTATTTATTATGAGATTTGTGGGTTCACCTTTTGTATTTTCTTTTCAACAAGTTGGAACTAACTGTGGATTGATTGGTAAAAATGCAGCTGTGGAAGTAGATGGCTCAGCGTACTGGATGTCAGAAAATGGTTTCTTTAGATATACAGGTCGATTAGAATCTTTAGCGTGTTTAGTTGAAGATCATGTTTATGATGATATTAACACCGTTCCTAAAAATCATATCTATGCAGGATTAAATAACTTGTTTGGTGAAGTGACATGGTTCTATCCTGGAAGTGGTGCAGCA